GCCTCCTTCGACCTGCCGGAGTAATAGCGCTCCCGCTGCAGGGCGAAGGTTTCCGGAAGCCGCATGAGGATCAATCCCCCGGTGCGGGCGTACCCGTCACCCTTGACGTCCTCATCGACGATGAAGTCGTCAGGCAGCTCCGTAATTCTGACCCGCTCGTAGCCTTCCCGGATCGCGGTCTGGACGTTGCGGGGTGTGTGAACACCATTCACATATTCGGCGATCCACCGGAAGCGGTAATCACCGCCACCCGTGGGCATTTCAAGGGCGGAGGCCGGTGACCAAGCATCCATCTTCGGCCTCTCCAGTGTGCGGGTATCGTCGGCGGCACGGCTCTTGGTGGCGGCGGTGCGCTCGCGCTCGTCTCTTTCGCTCATCTCTCGATGATCCTTCCGGTCACGGGCTGGGCAGGAAGGAAGCCTTTCTGGACGGCCTTCTCGCGGTTGGCGATCATGCGAGCTGCCACCTTGGGGTCGTCGATGTTGATCCCCATGCGGCGGTAGCCCTCGGCGACAGAAGCGGCGATCCGCTGGCCGCCGCCCGAGCCGCCGGGAGGATTGGCGGAACTCGAGCGGCTGCCTGTCTGGGGGGAGCCAGACAGCTTGTCAGGGAAACGGGCACTCATTTGCCGGTCCACCGCATTGAAGTACTCCTCCGTCCCGGGTGTGATGGCCCCTGCTTCCCTGATCTTGGCGTCGATCTCATGGGCGGCCTTGGTCATCTCCTTGTCGACACCGTACCACGAAGAGTGCTTGCTCTTCCAGTTGTCGAGGTTGGTGGTGTCGAGGTCGCCGCCGCCAGCGCCACCGGAGCGGCGCTCGGGTTTCTTCATGTCGCGCCGGACCTGATCGGCCTCGGCGTTGATGCGCTCAAGGCGGGCCGCCTTCTGGGCCATGTCGCGCTGCGCCCGGGCAATCGTCCCGGCGTCGCCGTCCTCAATGGCCTTGGCGAGGGCGGCCTCCGCGTCGGTGACCTCCTTCTCACCCTTCTCGATGGCGGCCCGGATGACGTTCTCCGCCCGCATGGCGGCGCTCTCGGCCTCCTGCTTCTGAGCTTTACTCAGGAAGCCGGAGAGTTGCCCCGTGAGAGCCTCGACGCGCTGCTCAAGCTTGGCGTTGCGGTCCGTCGCCGGAGCGTCCCCACCGCCACCATCTTCCCCCTCCGGGCGACGGCAGAGTTTCTGCATAAAGGTCAGCATGGCAGTTCCCACCCCCTGTCAATCCGCGCCACCGGCTGCGTGTCATTGAGAAAGCCGAGACGCTGCCCATTCGAGAGCTGGAACATGGCCGCGTCATAGCGCACGAAGGAGATCCGGTCCCCGCGCTCGTGCCACGGGCTGAGCTCCCCGTGAACCGAGAAGCGGTTCGCGTCGGTATAGGCCGCCGGGCCCATATCCAAGATCACGCCCTGCGGCGAGGCGAGGCTCTTGGCCTCCTTGCTGTCGTCGATCAGGATCAGGCCCCCGGCGGTCTCGTCGGGGATCGTCAGGATCAGCAGCATGAGCTTCCAGCCGCTGGGCTTGGGCAGGGTGTAGTCGGGCTGGTTTTCCCGGCGATCCCTGATGTAGGCATCGAGCTTGGCAAGCTGGTCCTTCACGTCATGAACGGAGACGAAGTCGTCCGAGGCGAGCATGGCGTTGGTGCTGCGGGTGCTGATGGCCGATGCGGTCGAGGCATCCCTCTGGGAGACCTCGGCCTTGCTGCGGGCGAGCGCCGCCGCCTGATGTCTGGGCAGGAGAAGTCCTGTCATTGGTTTACGATCATCCTGTACTGATGTTCCATTTCGGAAAGGACCTCGCGCAGCGTCGCCGCCGCGCCGAAGGCCTTGAGGTATTCCTCCCGGTCAAGGCAGGTGCCGTGAAGACGCTCCTCAATCCTCACCAGACGAGTGCGGGCGACGGCGATGACCTGCCGAGCGCCCTCCAAGTCAAGTTGCGGATTGAGCAGTGGTACCGCCGTCACAACATTCCCCTCTCTCAGTTGCCCATGATTTAGCGCGCAGTCGGGCGATCAGGCAAGCGGAAGTAAGACCAACCCTATCAGGCGTCGTTCCACGGCTCAGCGCCGTCGAAGTAGTCCTCGAGCCAGAGGCGCTTGGCGGCAAGGTTCATCCGGCCCCAGTCTTCGCCGCGAGAGAAGCCCTGCTGGTCAGCCCAAGCGTCGATCTGCGCGTGGGTCGTCATCGTATCCCACGGCTTCGCTCCGTCGGCGGAGGGCGTCACCTCGTCGCTCTTGGGCTCAGGCTCAGGCTCAGGCTCAGGCTCAGGTTCAGGAGTGGGCTCCGGGGTGGGTTCCATCTCGCTCATGGGGACACCCCAAAGCCACGGGTTTCTCTGCTGCATGCTTCAGTCTCCTCTGGTTTACGATGCGATGGTTCCCGACACCTGCCTCTTGGCGTCGACCGCCGCGAGGTTGAGTGCCGCGTCGTCGTCCTGCACGGCCCGGTCCATGGCCGCGTCGTCCTTGACCTTCTGGAGCTCGAGGGCGTGCTTGGCCTTGAGGTCCTCGATCTCCTTGGCGTGCCTGTGCTGCGTGTCCGCCAGTGCCATGCGACCCTCGGCCGCCACCCGGGTAGCCTCGATGCGGCTCTGGCCGACGACCTTTGCGGTCTCGATCCGGGTGTCCTCGCCCTCCGGACGCCGCTCCGCCTCCATCTCCATGACCGCTGCAGCAATGGCGCTGGCGACGGCGGCCTGCGCCTCCGGGGGGACTTCCGGGGACATAGCTTCCATCGGGATGCCAGCCCGGACCTGAACCTCGACCATCATCTGCATGCCCATGTGCTGCGCGATGTGGGCCGCCAGAGAGGCCATGGCCATCTCGCCCTGCTCGACCGGCAGCGCGCTGGCCTGCAGTATCCGCATCTGCGCCGCGTGCGCGTCGATATGGGCCTGATGGTTCTGGTCCATCCCTGCTGTGATCGGCTGGCCCTGCAGGAGCATGGCATACTCGGTGACGGGGTCCGCCGGGACCGGAGGCTCATCCTCGGGATCGGGCTGCATGTACTCAGAGAGGTTCGTCTTGCCGAGGGCGCGGATGTACTCCTCCATGATGCGCCGCTTCTGCAGGATGTCGGGAGCACCCTGTGCAGCTTCGAGGAGAGCCGTCGCCTCAAGAATGGTGCGCTGGCGGCTGACCTGCCCCGGCTTCATCACCGGGATGCAGTCGACCAGAATGAGGTCCCCGGGGTGGAGCGTGGAGCCGTTCCCGTAGGGGACCCCGCGATTACCGTAGACCTCCCGCATGCGCGCTTGGATCAGGCGCAGCTCGGTCGATTGCGCCACATAGAGGCGGCGGTGAACGGCCGTCTGGAATTCAGTGCTCTCGTCGTAGGCCGCCATGGCAGGACCAGCGGCAACCCCGGCCTTCATCAACTGCGCGAAGTCGATGGAGGCGATGCCGCCCAGCTCCTTGCCGTTCTGCTCCAATGCCTGCGCCAGAGAGATCAGCCCGGCGCTCGGCCCTTGGAAGGGGTGGAGCATCAGTGCCTGCCGGATGTCCCCTGTCGGGGCGTCAACGTCGACGAATTCCCCGGGGCGCACCTTGCCGCCCTCGTCACGGATGCGCAGGCTCGAAGTCTTGAAGCCGGAGGGGTGGTTCTGCAGGTAGCCCGCCTCAAGGCCGCGCCGCTGCGCCTTGCGCAGGGCCCGGGTGATGTTGGCGAGAAGCGCGCCGAGGCCGATGCCCATGGCTGCGGTCTTGCCGGGCGAATAGATGTACCCCACGAGCCGCTCGATAGGGGTCTCGTCGGGATCGTTCGGGGCCCAGTTCCTGACGATGGAAAGGACCTCCTGCGTCTGGGCGTGGATGGTCATGATGTAGGGGCGGGCGAGACCGTCGGGATGGGCGTCGCTGTCCAAGAAGAGGTCGAGTGAGACCTCATACATCCGGTGCGTCTCGCCAGAGCGGAAGGCGGAGTGCAGGCCGTGCATCCGGTTCTTCGCCTCGGTGACCGGCCCCTCGACCGGGGCGTCTCCCCCGGGCAGCGCCCGGACGACACGGTAGACCCCGGACTGGATGTTCCTGATCAGGTCCGGGGTGCTCATGTTGATGCGGTGCGTGATCCGCCCGGACCGCATGTTCTTGGTGTCGTAGCTGATGATCAGGTCGTCGAGCTCGACCCTCTCGACCCGGGTCTTCTGCGACCGGCGGGACAGGTCGTTATAGACCTTCTTCACGCCCAGACCGTGCAGTCCGCAGTCGAAGAGGGTCATGTCCATGTCTTCGGAGTAGGAGGCGTGCTGGCGCAGCAGGTAGTCCGCCATGAACTTCTCGACCCGAGCCCCGGCGTTGTCGCACTCCTCGCGCAGCTTGTTGCGCTCATCCTCGTCCTCGACCTCGTCAAGGTCCATGGCGGGCTGCGTCCGGCAGACGCGGTCCGGCGACGGGAGGACCGCGCTCAGGGCTTTGGACTGAAAGCGCGTGACGGCGGTCAGAAGGAGGGGGTGGTCGGAGGTGTCGCTGTTCTCGTACTCGCCATCGTCCGGCTCGCTTTCCTTGCCGATGCCAAGGAGGGCGATATGCTCGGCCGCCAGTTCCCGGGAGGGCTGCTGGTTCTGCTCATCCCATGCCACCAGTTCACTGACGCTGGACGCCAGTCTGTCGAGGACGTCGAGAGGGATTGTCCCCTCGGCAAGGTTGGCGAAGTGACCACCCCCCGGCGACTGGCGGGGCTCGCTCGTCGCCTCCTGAAGGATCAGGTCTCCTGTCGTCGCGTCGGTGTAGACGGTGCCATCGGCCATCACTGAACCCTCATGTTTCCAGTTCTTGTACCATGAGTTGGGGCCCGGTTCCCAACCTTCTGCTGCTTGGTCACGGGCGGCAAGAGCTTGGTCCCGATCCAGACGCCCCCGGCCAGCGCCATCACGAGGTCGTCGGTCTGCCCCTGAATGGCCTCCGGCCGCCCCTTGCGGACCCAGACGAAGCTGTTCAACTCCTGACCCAGCTCCTTGATGCCCTGCGCATCCTTAGCCGCCTTCACCCGGTGCAGCTCGAGCTGAACCCTGAGATTGTCCAGCGCCGCAAGCCGGGGCATCGAGACCTTGCCTTCGATGAAGACCTTCTCGTCGGCCCGGGCGACGGTGACATAGGGAATGACGGGCACCGAGACCTTGGTCTTCAGGCTGGAGGCCATGCCCCAGCCAACCCCATTCGTCTCGACGCAGATGACGTGGCTGTGCGCCCTGCCCTGCTTCGTCCATTTGTGCATATGGGCATTGAGCCGGAGGATGCGAGCGAGCTTGTCGGGGAACTCAAGGCCGGGCGGCATGCGGTGGGCGGCGAGGATGCGGAAGATGAATTCGACCGCCAGATCGGGATCCCAGAGCTCGCCGCGACGGTGCTCCTCCCGGCTCAGGAGCAGGATGGCATCATTGTCCCTGCCGTCCCCTGCCGGGTCATAGGCAAGGATGTTGACCGGCGGGTCGCGCATCACAAAGCCCCGCTCCCTGAGCTCGTCAGCCGTGTTGAAGGTCGGAAAGTCTGCCATGCCTCACCCTGCCAGAAGCCGAGAGACGCGGTCGGCGGCGTTCATGGCCTCCCGCATCTCGTCTATGCTGGGCTCCACGCTGAGCACCTTGCTCTTCAGTATCTCCTCCATGTCCTTCAGCTCAAGGCCGGAGAGGTCCTGATCTTCGGTGTCTTCGAACTGCAGGATGCCCGAGGTGCCGAAGAAAGCACCCAAGGGCTGGATAAACTCGGACAGGAATTCCTGCCTGAACATCATCTCGCCAAGGTTGATGCGCTCCATATCCATCTGCTCCTCGGTCATCCGGGGGCAGTCGCGCCATGTGATCTTGCGGGTCCAGTAGATCGACTTGGCGTCGCCCTCGAAGGCCTCGAAGAAGCGGCCCTGCCGCCCGTTCGGCGAGGAGATCATGTGGATCGCACCTTGCGTCGCGGCGACAGAGGGGAAGATCGCGGTGAAGAGGCCCTCCGGCGCGAAGGCCGCCTCGTCGAGCAGGACGAGGTGGGGTGAGAAGCCCCGGCCCGCGTCCGGCTGCGCGCAGGGGATCGAGATGATCTGGCTCCCGTTCGGAAGCTCCATGCTCAGCCGGTTCAGCTGCACCATGGCATCCCGGGGGATGATGGTGAGCACCAGCTGACGGATCATGTCGATGTAGTAGGAGGCCTGCCGAAGGGATCGGGATGCCACGAGGACGGTGAAGCCCGGGACAAAGATCAAGCACCACGCGATGAAGATCTTGGTGGCGGTCGACTTGCCTGACTGTCGGCTGGCGGCGATGGCGATGCGGCTCTCGACGGGCGCTGCCGTGAGGTAGTCCTTTTGCCAGCGGTCGAGAGGGCTCCGCAGGAACGCCTCGCCCAGCTCGATGGGGGTCGGGACGTAACCATAGCGCGAGACGTAGTCAAAGTTTCGGGCTGCCGCCTTCTCGACGGCAGCCCTGAGCTGCTCGATCTCGGAGAGCCGGATTGGCCTCATGTGGTCATCCCTATGAGGCCCCCGGCAAACGACCCTGTCTGACCGCCTTCCCTGACCCTCTCGACGGCGGCTCTAACCAGCTGGTTTTTCTTGGTATTCAGGATGTCGATCCGCCGCTGGCGCTCCTCCGGCGTCAGGGTTGGCGAGAACTGGGCGAAGCGGAGCTGCTTGTTCAGCTCGGTCAGGGACCTGCTCACCTTGGCCAGCATCGGCTTGAAGCGCAGGAGCTCGCGGTTATCCTCGACCAAACGCCGGGCCTCGTCGAGGTCCCCCATCCGCACCGCCTCGTTGATCGCGGAGGTGTACTGCTTCACGCTGTTGCTGAGGTCGTAGAACTGCGTGACGAACTGGGTGGACCGCTCTGCGTCGGTGGCGCTGATGAACCGTCCGACCGTGAACTTCGCCGCCCCGCGCAACGGCGCAGGCAGGGAGCCGAAGGCCCCGTCGCTCGCGGTCGCCTTCTCTTCCACCAGACCGGCACCCGCCATGGTTCCCTCGACGGCAGAGAAGAGGAAGGAGCCCAGAGGCCCAAGGTAGCCGTCGAGAATGTGCTGCACCTGAACCGGGCTCAGAGCCCCACTGCCCAAGGCCTGCGCCACACCACCTGTGGACAGGTCGATCCTGAGCTCCTTCGGCAGGCCCTCCAGCCGCTGCCCTTCGATGGGCATGCCGTTGAACATGCTCTTGTTCATGTAGAGCTCGACCAGCGGCATGACAGCCTGCGGCACGGGATTGAGGCTGAAGGTGTTCACGAACGTGTGGCCGACCATGCGGCCGAGGTCGTTCATGCCATTGGCGCTGGAGTACATGCTGTCGAAGACCTGCACCGGCAGGGTCGAGAAGATGGCACCGATCTCGAAGGGCTGCGGCAACTTCAGGAAGCGGTTGGTCCCCGGGAGAGGGATGTGCATGTAGGATGCGCGGTCCGAGGTCGACAGGTTGCCGTAGGCCTCCTCATCCTCCTCGTCCATCGCCGTCATCATCCGGGCCGTCATCGCGACACCCGTCAGCACCAGCCCCCGGGCAAGCACCGAGGCGGAGACCGCCGCGATCTTCTTGGGGTTGTTGCCCTTGGTGTCCTCGAACAGGCGGTACAGGCCCTGCAGCCGGGGGTTCAGGAAGAGCACCATGTAAAGCAGGCGCTGCACCAGAGGGCTGCCGCCCGCCCGGTTGTAGTCGATCATGTTCAGCGCCTCGTAGGCGGCGTCCGCCTTGGAGCCACCTTTCCGGGCAATGCTCTCGGCGACGGCCGCCCGGGCCCCGAGTTCCGTCGAGCCGATGACCCTTTCGTAATTGGAGAGCCAGCGGTTCGCGTTGCTCCACAAGGTGTTCGACTGGGCTCCGATCTTGCGGCGGAACGACTGGGCGTCGTTCTCCGGCATGCCCTGCATCTGGTACCCGCCAACCCCGGCCGCCATCATCAGGTCCTTGGTGCCCTGCGACGCTCCGGCGAAGGCTTCCCGGAACTGCTGGGCGTTATTGCGCAGGACCTCGTTGATCCGGGTTCCGGACTGGACGTAGGTCTGGCCAACGTCGCGCTGCACAGACGCGAGGGCGAAGCCCGGCGTCGAGGTGATGACCGTCCGCTGGAAGCTGTTGAAGGCCTTCAGTGCCCGGTCGAGCCCGTCGAGCTGGCGCGGCTGAAGACCG